GGACAACGATACAAACGCAATCCGTTCTATGGGAATGTTGCCTGAAGGCTATGCCGTCAACGACTTCCTTACAGATCCAGATGCGTTCTTTATCAAGACAGACGCNCCTCGTGGTTTCGTCCACTTTGAGCGGACTCCAATGTCCACCAACATGGAATCTGATTTCGACACAGGTAACATGCGCTTCAAAGCGCGTGAGCGTTATAGCTTTGGCTTTAGCGATCCTCGTGCGGTGTTTGGTTCACCAGGCGCAGCCTAAGAATAGATACAGTTCGTATCTTGGGGGCAACTTCGGTTGCCCCTTTCTTTTTGTTTTATTCTTCTGTATTGTTTAGGCATCCCTGACAGCCGCATGGTGCGGCTGACAATTGCCACGACAGGAGACTCACATGGCTAATACAACTTTTTCAGGCCCAATTCGGGCTGGTAATATTAAAGACACAACAGGAACAACCGTAGGCACAAACGTGGCTAACATCGGTCAAGTTGTTATGTCTCAATCTATTATGATTGATGCCGCGGTAGCGGTGGGAACAACCACCTATGATGTTGGTGTCATCCCCCAAAATTCACAACTTCTAACTGTTACAATAAGAGTGGCTGTAGTTAGTAATGCTGCGGGTGCTGCGACTGTCTCAGTGGGCAAGACTGGATCGACTCAGTATTTAATTGCAAACACTAACATCAAGGCTCTTGGTGAGACTTCATCCATTGCTAATGGAGCTTTGGACGAGTCAGATCGTTTTGGTGCGGATACTCAGATAATCGCCACGTTAATTTCCGCAGGCGGCGCTGCCGCAACGGGTCAAGTTACTGTGACGTTTACTTATGTGCAGGCAAACAACTTGCAGGATAAAGCTGCAAACACCTAAAGGAGAGTTCAATGGCAGGCTCAGACATAAGTGCGTATACTCATGCGCAAGGTGCGGCGGCGGCTCTTATAGGGCCGTCTAGATCTAGACTTCAGGCCGTAAACATATACGCGACTGCGGCGGGCTCGTTCACTCTTACCAATGGTAATGGGGGAGCAACGATGTTAACTCAGAAGTTTCCCACAGGCATGAACGAGATATACATTCCTGAAAATGGGATGTTGTTTACTTCTGGGGTATACATTTCTGCGCTTACGGGCGCGGGGACCGAACTTACGTTTCTCCTAGCGTAGGGGAACCTCATGGCTAAAATCGACAAGTCAAAGATGAAGTGCAACAAACCTAAACGCCAGATTTCTGGCGGTAAGAAGTCTGTTGTCAAGGCTTGCGATAAAGGCAAAGAGAAGATCATCCGGTTCGGCGATGCAAACATGACTATTAAAAAGAACAACCCTAAACGTCGGAAGTCGTTTAGGGCCCGTCATGGATGTGATACGAAGAAGTTAGACAAGTTAACGGCCCGGTATTGGTCGTGCAAGATGTGGTGACAGGTTTGGACAAGAGCATACAATTAATGTTGGCCGGAACTTTCCTAACCCTTGCTTCAGCGGGTCTGGTCTGGATGGTTTCTACTCTTATATCGGTTGATAAACGTACAGAGGTTATGGACGTTAAGATGGATCATGTGGTTCAAGCTGTAAACGCCCTAACAGAAAGGCAGGCTCACCTTGATAAGTCGTGGACAAATGTACTTCCAGGTCTCCAAGCCGCCAGAGGAGCTAAGTAATGGCCGAGAAAAAGAAAAAGCTCGACGCCTGCGCCAAGAAGGTGAAAGCTCGGTACAAGGTGTGGCCCAGCGCATACGCAAGCGGAGCGGTAGCCAAGTGCCGAAAAGTGGGAGCCGCAAACTGGGGCGAATCTTCTAAGAAGCGCAAGCGCCCTGTGAAGAAGAAGTTAAAAGACGGCGGTTATGTTGCTTATGGCTGCGGCGGAGTTACAGAGGGTCGTCGGAAAGAGACGAATAACTACTGATGGCAAAGAAGGATAACTCACTGCGCAAATGGTTCTCCCAGAATAACGGGAAGGGCTGGGTTGACTGTAAGACAGGAAAGTCCTGTGGGCGTCAAAAGGGAGAGAAACGTAAAGGTTACCCTGCTTGCCGCCCGACTATGGCACAGTGTACGTCAGCTTCGAAAAAGAAGAAGTCTTCGAAGCGCATCAATTGGAAAGCCAATGGTGGCTTAGTAAGAGTGTTTTGATAACCTTGAGGAGTATGTTATGAAGGATCTAAGTGGCGACGGCAAAGTGACCAAGAAAGATGTTCTAATTGGGCGCGGTGTAATCGAGAAAAAGAATGGCGGCATGTTGAACGGTTACATGGGCGGCGGTATGATTAAAAAAGGCTACAAGTACGGTGGCAAGGTTAAAGGTTACAACGCTGGCGGTTGTGTAATGGCAGGCCGCGGCGGATCGTTTAAAGGAAGCAGCTGATGGCAACTTCAGGTTCAAGGGATTTTAACCTCGATGTAGGAGAGGTTATTGAAGAAGCGTATGAGCGATGTGGGCTAGAGGTCCGCACGGGCTATGACGCTCGTACTGCTCGTAGGTCCTTGAACTTGATGTTTGCTGAATGGGCTAACCGGGGGCTTAACCTTTGGACCGTGAAGCAAGGGACGATTACCCTTACCCAAGGTCAAGCGCAAGAGTCGTTGCTTTCTGATGTGGTAGATCTTCTTGATGTTGTGGTTCGCCGAGGTGGCACAGATTTCGAAGTGGAGCGCATTAGCCGTGGTGAGTATGCAACTCTTCCAAACAAAACGACACAGGGGCGTACCAGTCAGTACTGGCTGAATCGGCAAATTGATCCTGTAATTAATCTATGGGCTGTTCCGGAGAACTCCACAGATCAGTTGATTTATTATTATGTCCGCAGGATCGAGGATGCAGATTCGTTGGTTGACACAACGGATATGCCTTTCCGGTTTTTCCCTTGCATGGTTGCAGGACTGGCCTACTACATGGCGATGAAACGTGCGCCGGAACGTGTGCAGTTGTTGAAGACGGTGTATGAAGAAGAGTTCCAACGTGCAGCGGACGAGGACCAAGGTCGGACTCCTTTGAAACTGCAGCCTAGTTTGAGTTACTTGAGGGTATAATGGCATACGCTAGTGGTAAAAATGCTTGGGGAATATCTGATCGGTCTGGTCGCCGTTACCGTCTTAATGAGATGAAGGTGGAGTGGACGGGGGCTAAAGTTGGTCCAGATGAGTTCGAGCCCAAGCACCCACAGCTGTACCCGCCCAAAGCATATCCAGACCCGCAGGCACTACGGGATCCTCGCCCTGAAACACAGCTTGCCGAGCAACGTGCGGTGCAATGGGGTTGGAATCCTGTGGGCTTTTCTGGTATCCCAGGGCTTAGTCCTCCTGACAACTTGGTCGCTCAAGGCTCAGTTGGTAAAGTTACTATAGGTACTACCGAAACTGAGATTCTTACGGGTGTGTCCGCAACAGGATCTGTGGGGAATGTTACGATATCGGCTTCTGCTGCATACACTGTTACCGTTCAATCTTACGGCGGTGGAAACCGCTATTATATTGATGGAACTAGACAGCCTACCTTAAATTTATCTGAGGGCAGCACATACCAGTTTAACTGGTCGGCGGCTACAGGACATCCGTTACGTTTCTCCACTACTTCGGACGGTACGCATGGTGGCGGCTCTGAATACACAACAGGCGTGACAATCGACACTTCAGCCTATACATCTACTATTACGGTGGCTGTTGGTGCCCCAACATTGTACTATTACTGCCAGTACCATAGTCAAATGGGAGGTCAAATTAACACGCCATGAGTTTTACATACGCACAGCTAAAGCAGGCCATTAAGGACTATACAGAGTACGAAGAGACGGGGTTCGTCAACAATATTCCTTTGTTTATTCGTTTGTCTGAAGAACGCATTTTAAAAAATGTGCAACTGAGCTTGTTTCGAAAAAACGCAACGGCTTTAACAAGTGCGTCTGGTCAGTACATTAAGGTTCCTAATGACTTTCTTGCTCCGTTTTCTTTAAGCATGACAGGTACAAACGGAGATAAGTTCTTCGTTGAGTTCAAGGATCCGAGTTTTGTGCAATCATATACGCCTGATCCCACGACTACGGGTGAGCCTAAGTATTACTGCCAGTTTG